ATTTCCATAAGAACATTTTGAAACTACACTACAAACACCACCAGCAGTTCTACAACTATGAACTGAAAATTCTGCGGTTAATTTTATCTGCTCACCTGGAATTGTATCAGAAATTTTTGGTCGCAAACGAACAAAATCTATATATTGATTTGTAATTGCATTGGCTGGAAATATACGTTTCAATTCATCTTTTGTCAAGTAATTACCATTCGTTTTGTTCTTAATTCTGAAATGTTCAGTTGTTACAATAATAATGTTATCAGTTTCATTTTTCATATCTAATTCTAATATGTAATTACCAGGTAATAGAGTCAAATCTTTTTCGTGAACAGGTATACAACTTAATCGTTGTTTTAAAATTTCATTATGCAAACGTGTCGTATTTATCTCGATGGTACATTGATTTCCACTATTATTTTCTGTATAAAAACAAACAGTTGGAATCTCAGATAGCACAATTCTTCGCAGTGCATTCGCTAAACTTACATTAATTCCAGATAATGTAAACTTATATACATCTCCTATATCAGATACAGTTTCTAAAACAGGATTCATTATCAAAAATATATATTTATGCTTCTATATATATTTTTTAAATTTATAGTTCAATTTTATTTATTTTCGTATTTATGATTTGGTCTTACATTATTCAATTCATATTGTTTATGCATTAAAGAATGATCTATTAAATCACGATGAATTATAGGTGGATGAATCGGTGGATTAACAATAGGATACTGAGGTGGTGGGTGATAAGGATGATTTAATTCTACATTTCTATAATCGTCATTATCTAGTATATTATAAGGATAATCATTATAAGGATAATCATCATAAGGATAATGATCATAAGGATAACCCAAATAAGGATACCCCCAATAAGAATGTAAGCATCGAGGCTCTTCATCTTTATGAGTTAACACACCATTTACAGTCGTAGTATGTATGACATTTGTTGGTTTAGATGTAATTCCTCTATCGTCATCTATATCTCTATAAGGTGGGCGATGAGGTGGGTAATAAGGTGGGTGATAAGGTGGGTGATAAGGTGGGTGATAAGGTGGGTGGTGAGGTGGATAATAAGGGGGGCAATAAGGGTGGCAATAAGGTGGATGAACGTAATGAATATTTCTGCTCATATCAGTAATAATTACATTATTCGATATATCACTGAATGGGTATTTTTTTAATTGTTCTCCAAGTGGAATTGTTGATGTAAAATTTCCAGAAGAATCAGTACAAATATATGATATTACATTATCGCTAGAATCATAAGATACTATTTTTAAATTTCCTGAGTAATTATTTGAGGAAAGATCAAATGTTGAAAATACAAATTTATTCAAATATTCTACTTCAGTTCGTAATGTTTCTATCATTTTAACAGATTCATTGTATAACTTGATCGCTTCATTGTATCGTTCATTCAAAAAATAATTATCATGAGTTAAATGATCAAACAATGTTTTTTTAGGTGTTTTAAACCGGTGCATATTTTATAATATCATATAGTATAAAATATTCCTAAAATAAATTAATTACTCTATATATGCTGTAAAATTTACAATTATAATTACAATATTACACTTGTAAAATTTTCATTCATCGTCATAATAAAACCAATAATTATCAAGCAAATGAAGGGTTTTCGGAGCCGTTAGGCATAGAAAACCCTAGATCATCCATAGATATAGCCCTACGGGCGATATCGACGGATGATGAAAATCCGTATAAAAACTGCGAATATCTAACATTAAGTTTTTAGGCTGTGGGTTATGAAGAAAAGGCATAATATGATTGATAATTATTTCTTCGGGTAAATATCCAAATATACCCATCGTATATATCTACGCCGCTATCTTTATCCACTTTTCACCTTTAAAATCTTCTGTAAAAGGTTGCCAATGTTTATACTCGGGATGTTCTCTCATATGCTTCTTAACAGAGAACTTTCTACCACATCCTGATCCAAATCTACCCCAAAATTCATTCTTTTTTGCCATTTCTGTATCAACTACTTTGGCATCTGTACATCCAAACGGCATAAATGGTTTGTGTTTACAATGTTCTATACTACTTTCTAAGTGTTTACATATGCCACGTCCACCCATATCTTCTTTTTGTAAATACATATCATAATGATCTGCCATTATTTCTTTGGCCACATTAATATTTATTTTTCCATAATATTTTTTATGTAACAAATCATTTAATCGATGGTTTCGAGAACCTACCGAAGTAGAAATATTATCGTGATCTATATCGTGCGTTTCTTTTTTACGCAATGTTTCGTTCATAGCACTATTCATACCATAAAATACTCCATTTTTAGTTCTCTCTACGCTGTGGGTTTTTAATCCTAATTCTAATAACATTATTTCATTGGTATGAATATTACCAAGCTGCCAAGAACAAGCGTAATCTCCCGCATTATCTTTTAACATAATCTTTACATAATCGTCCAATGTCTCCCCATATTGCATAGCTTCACGTATTCTACAGAAAAATGGTACACCAAATTTAGGTACATAATCTATTCCTGAAATAGTTGTTTCATTACCGATTATTCCTGTAGAACAAATAAACCAATCAGTAACACTTGCTACTAATCCAGCGCTTGTTTGCATTATAAACGAATGACCATTCTCTGGTTCAACTCGCATAACAATATTAGAAATTTGTCCACTTGGAAAATTCGTATGTGTATTATGTGCCATAACTATATCACCCTTTTGTGTGGCTTTTCCAGTAGCAATGAACGCAGAACAATGATCAAAATGACCCTTTTTAAAATGATAACTTAATGACATATGCGAATTCCAAGCGACTAAAAAATCGACAGAAATGCGTAACCCTGCTTTCTTTGCTCCATCAGAAATACCCTGTAATTCTTCGTAGTATTCGGGAAATTTATTTTTCACTTGGGGTTTAATTGTTTCATTAGATTTTTTCATATAATCAGAGAACGAAATATGGATAAATTCTTTTACTAAAAAAGGTAATATTCTCATTACGCGTTTTAAATCCTTTTTTAATAAATATCCGTGGGCAAATCCACGATCATAAGGTTTTCCATATATCTTAATCATCTTCCAACCTGCATTCTCCCCTAATATTTTTCCATTTATTTTATCTTTGGTATATATCTTTACAGTTCTATTATGAGTGTTTCTTTTTTTATTAGTAGCCATATTCGTATATATTATATGTATACGAATATATCAAGTCTAAGTATAAAAATAATAACAATAAGAGAAACTATCTTCAATTATTATGCATTTATCTAACTAAAAAATAATAACAATAAGAGAACCTATCTTCGAATAAAAAGGAGGGATCTTAAGGGAACCTTGGTTCCCTTAACTTAATACATTATCCACTGGTAAAATGATGAAAAAAATGGAATACCATTATTATTACCTAATGAAGTAATTTTTTGTATGGTGAATGGGTTCTCTATTTCTACCATAAATATAGAAGAAATAAAAATAAAAAGTAAAATAAAGGGTAACAATACTAAAAACCAAGCGATGCTAGTAAAACCTGATTTGCAAATTATATTTAAAAGCCAAGTCCAAAATAAAACATAAATTATTTTAATAATAAAAATTAAAGTAGCACTAGAAACATTGCAAGAATAACTTCCTAAACAATATACTGATTCATTACCCATATTTTGAAAACCCATTATCACTATTGCTAACATAGATATCACCAAATAAAAATAAGCAGGACTGCATAAATTATTTAATCCAACCATAATATATAATATTTCATTATATATTATAAACTAAGCTAATGGCATCGAATTCGCATTATAAGTTGAATATGCAGGTTGATTGAAAACAGATCCATCTGTTAATTGCTGTCCTGTTATTATCGATTTACCAATAAACGCACCATCAACCGAACCAAAAGAAGATAATGCATTGTTACTAGACCCACTTCCTAAAAAAAAATCCAGGTTACCACCCCGCATTTTACGACCTCGTCTCAGACGTTTCGTGTTTCGTCGTTTCTTACCACCAACTATATCAGGAAAATTTCGACTTGACATAGTAACTGATGGATCATTGGGATCATTCACATAGTTATTTACATCATAATGATATTGATCCTGGTGTTGCTGGAAAGATTGGAAACTTGCAGGATTGATATTTCCACCAGTCATTTTACGATTTTTTTTTGTACAACCACACGCTTTTTTATGTCTATGTTTACGATTTTTTTTTGATTTGTTTCTCAGTTTCCTAGAGATTGTTCTTTTCATCTATATATGATAAATATATAATTAGACTATACAGTTTCGATCTTCGATCTCCACCGTATGTCTCCCCGACGTCGGACAAATGTCCTCTGTAGTCGAGACTACTCTTATTCTATATCAACGTGTGTTATCATATGTCTACGACAACAGGGGTTGGTTAACCCTAAACTGTCTAATGCCTCAGCTTCTGGTGTTTTCTCTACTTTTTCTTTTGTTAAGTAAACAACCTTATTAATATCTAATCCTTTTGATAGCTTAATCTTACGCACTTCATCTAAATAGGTGCGATATTTATCTGCTAAAACTTTACTGCAAGTGAAACACCTAACTGGAATGATCATTATTATCTATTATATAACATTGTTTAAATTATTTTTATTTTTTTCAATTTTACAGGTTCTCTTTTATTATATTTAAATAGTGTAACTAATGAATAAAAAATATTTGGGATTATTGTTAACCGTATTGATTATTTCATTGTTATTAGGAACATTGAAAAAAAACACAATGGAGGGATTAGTAAATTTAGATAGGCAATATCTAGATATTGAACCTCAACCACAAGATGTTATAGGAAATTATTATTTACCTCCAGGATATTATGCAGTTGGTATTAATAAAATGGCTGTTATACCTACTCCCCAATATAAATTAAATCCCAATAAAACAGGTATTATGTTAGATATAAATGATGCTAAGGATAATGCTACCGCCATATTAGAAATTAAAAAAGATTCAGATGGTAATTACACGATTCCTAATGGTTATTATTCGCTTGGTAACAATCAAATGGCTATTATTCCTTATGGGTTTAATACTATACCCAATGATATTGGAATTTCTTTAAATCCACTTATAAATACTATTAATGCACCCATAGCTCAGAATTCACCTACATCCAACCTTACTGATAAGAATGCCAGTTCACTTATTAAATACAATAGTAACAATTTTAACACAAAATATCACGATGATATCAGTTTAAATGATTCATTAGGTGGATTACAGCCTGGTTCTCTATTTTACCAACCTGGCACTTTTAAATATGGTGGATCGACTTATGTACCTACTTATGAAGACAGTGTTTATTTGAGTAAATCGACTCTTTTACCTTCATTTACTGTTTTGAATAAACAAAATACACAAACCGATATATGTGAGCAATACAAATATCAACCTAACAAATTAGAGAACGCGTGTAATAATTTAGATAATAATGCTTGTAAAATGACAGGTTGTTGTGTTTCATTAGGTGGAACAAAATGTGTTGCTGGTAATGAGCAGGGACCTACAATGAAATACAATTATAGTAATTATTTAGTGAAAGACCGTGATTACTATTTTTATAAAAATAAATGTTACGGTAATTGCCCTTATTATGATACAGGCATTAACTGATAACCTCCTTTGGTTGTTTTCTTTTTAACTATTTTCTTTTCCTTACCCGTTATTTTTTCTTCTCTATGTAATTGATCGTGACATTCTTCACAAATCGATGCCAAATTCGCTTTATGGTTCTTATGAAAGGAACCAATAAAACCATTATCATCTGCGTCCTTTTGTGGACTCAAATGATGAATTTCCTCTCCCATTTTCTTATTACATATTTCGCACATACCGCGCACCTTTTTCGCATTATATACCGTTGTTTTTTTTGAAAGTTCTCCACTCCCTTCCGGATAATACTTGTTTCGAATTGAATATGCTAATTCTAAAAATTCTTCGTCCAAATGTAATGATTTACAAACCTCTAGACCATATGTTCTAGGACCCGAGCCCTCCTTCAATTTACGATCATATATCAAACAATCATTGGCCCGATCATACGTAACAGCCAAATGTTTCATAACGATTTCAGGTCGATCCAACATTTCGCTATATTGCGTTATTTCGTGAAAATGGGTTGCAAAAATAAACGATGCATTTTTCTCACAAAGTTTCATTAATCCCGCTACAAAAATGCTTAGGGCGGATTCAGTCTCAGTAGTATTGCAAATTTCGTCTCCTAAAATTAAGCTATTTTCGTCGGCCATTTTTAAAATAACACGAAGTTCAGACATTTCTACACCAAAGCTAGATAGACCTTTAAACAAATTATCATTACTTAAAATTCTAGAATAAATAGCCGTATATGGTTTATAAACAAATCGAGAACACGGAACGAACATACCAGCTTGAGCCAAAATAACCGAAATACCCAATGCCCTTATTAAGCTAGTTTTTCCTACTGCATTGGTACCGTAGAGCAAAATGCCTGATTCACTATTTTTTCCTAATGAAATATCATTAGTTACATAGATCTCATTTTGTTGTAATTTTTCAATTAAACAATGTCTAATATCGTAAGCAGATACAAACGACTTGGGAGAACTTTCATTAATCTCGGGACAACAATAATTGTTATTTCTCGCCAAATAAGCTTTGCATTGTAATACATCTATTTTTCCGATATATTTTACTAGGTTCTCCATATCATTAAACCAAACCTTCTCAAGTTCTCCAAGACAATTCAAATATGTTTCTGAAATTATCTGATTTATTTTATCTTTAAATTGTAGTATTTTATTACATATGGTACTAAGAACAGGATGATCTATATCCATATTGGATGAAGATGCGCTTGTTTTTGAGAACTTGAAATCCTTCCATTTCAATTTGAATGATTCTACCTCTGAATATGCTTCAGTGTTAGATTCTAAAATACCTTTTAATATTTGAGAACGTTTTGCAGTTATTTGTAAACTACTACCAGATTTCTCTGTTTCGTGAACTCGAATAAAATCCGTATCGGGTGCGTTCTCTTTTCTCTTTATTAATTCATTCAATGTATCTTTCACAATATGAAAAGCTCTAACACACGTATCGTATTCTATAATAGTATCATCGAGAACTTTCGAAACACCCTTTTTAATAAAGTTCTCATCAAAACTTGTCATTGACTGTGTTTTACTGCAAATGTCTATAATAAAAGTTGATTCTAAATAATTCTGTATATCCCTGGCAATATTTTTTATATAGTTAAGAGAACCTAGATCAATAAATTCATTACTTAAATAACTAGAAATAATAGGATTTTCTTCCATAAGGTTCTGGACAGTTAATAATAATCCTATTGTTTTATGAAGATGAGCAACAGATGACGGATATATTTTTTTCAAAATAATCTGTCTGCATATCTTCTCTATGTCCCGCATCTGTGTTAAGAGGGATCGGATATTATCCATCTTTTCATAATTTTTTGAAACCAACATTTCCTCAATAATTTCATACTCTTTCTTTAACCATATCTCATTGGATGTAGGATTAGTTACTTGATACTGCAATTTGCGTTTACCAATTGCTGTGCAACATTTGTTAACAAAACTTAAGACTGAACTATATTGCCCCATTTTTTGCTTGTTACCGTCGTCTATGATATTCAATTGCATCAAAGTATGATTTGCTAATACCAGTCTATCAGAGGTGTTATTAAACGTTGGAATAGCTATTTTTCTTACCAAATCGGGATTATGTTCTTGAATAAAATTTAATAAAAAACAATACGATTGTGTTGCCATAACATTACTGTTAAATTCGCTGCATATATCATATGTTTCTTCATTATAAAAGGTTGTTAAAATTTGTTTAATATATTTTTGGTTTCCGCAATTAATTATTTTTTGATCGCTAGTATTTTCGGTATTATAACAATGAATACTTGATGTATAAATACCAGAGTATTGGAGAACCTTTTTAACATCTTTATTTTCAAAGGGTGATAATAGTAATACTTCACTCGGTTGAAATACTGAAACTGCGCGTTCTAACTCATCAAATGTAGTATTATTTAATAAAAAAGGGCATTGGTATTCAAATATATGGGATTGACCTGTAAATATATTAATAACTGAAATACCACATATCATTGTATCTCTAATCTTCGATACCTGTGAAGATAACATAGGTTTGGATAGATGAATCCATATGCACATTATATTATTGGTTATTTGGGGAGAACTATCTGTATCACAAGATACAAATGTTCCTGGCGAATATACTCTATTTAACACTCTCTGAAATGATTTTCCATCTTTCCCCTTTTCTTGCAGATAGACAACCACTGTATAACCACCATCTAACATTCGTGGTAAATATTTGTCCAATAAATAAACCATAAATCCTGCCATAACCACCTTACCCTTTTCACCAAAACCATTTTTCTTTTCAGCAATGTTAAATTGACATAAATCGGCAAATTCTTGTATTAAACTATCAATTATTGTACCATTTTCTGTCTTTATTCCATAAATTTCCAAAAAGGATCCAACTTGCATCAAAACAATGGTATTTTTTCCATATTTTTCTTGGTTCTCCCTTGTAATTTTAAAATATTCACTGAAAATGTTATCATCATTACCATTAGCAGTTACTTTTATTTTAGACATAATATTATTCGCTACTATTATACGCAATAAATATTTATATGTTTTTATAAAACATATTTAAACGGTTCTCTATTTTTACAATAATGAAAGTTTTAACTTCAGTAGTAAATAACCCCACCTTTATAGAAATACAATATCATACACTTAAAAAATATATGCCGTGTAATTACGAATTTATCGTATTTAATGATGCCAAACCTTTTCCTGATTTCACAAATGGTAATGATGAAACATTATGTAATAAAATAAAAGACATTTGTGATCAATTACATATACAGTGTATATCGGTTCCGAATTTACACCAGAAAACTATGGATTGTCCTGTAGTTCGATGTGCCGAAGCAATGAATTTTATGTACGAATATATGCTTCAAAATAAAGACGAATACCTTATTATTGATAGTGATATGTTCCCAATTTACAATATTAATATAGATAAATACAGAGAACACGATTGTGCCATTGTTTTACAACACCGTGAATATATTAAGCCATTTCAATACATATGGAATGGTCTTTTTTATTTTAATATGACTACGATGAATGATGTAGAATCCATCCGTTGGGACAAGTGTTTTAATGCTGATGTAGGTGGTATGACTTACGAATGGTTAAAAAATAAATGCGGTAATTTACCTTCGACACTAGATATTCGTAACAAGAGTCCCAACATTTACAACCGCAATGGTATTTATTTTATAAAACATTTATGGTCTCTCACTTGGAATGATAGTGAGATACCAGAGAACCTGAATGGTACCGAATTAATGAAATTCATACGTGAAGATCCACGTAACAATTTTGGCAATTTCTTCTGTGAAATTTATGACGAAACCTTTCTTCATTATCGCGCGGGTGGTGATTGGCAACGAAGAGGGCTCGGATTCCATAATGACTTAACTGAAAAATTAAAGAGCGTTTTACACCCTTGAACATTATAAACCGAACTTCGTTCGGTTAGTGTTCAAGGGCAACGTTACCGATAAATCAATTAAAACGTCCACTACGTGGACGGATTTAAATGTTTCTCGGTGTATTGGTATAAATATAATATTTTTTAATTATATTTATTATGATCGATAGTAGTGAAGAATTGGCTAATAAATGTAGGAATTCCTTTTCTGTTTCTAATAATGATATGAAAAAATCCGAAGTAAGATTATTAGATATTGAAAAGGATTCAAAAGAAAAATTTAAAACAATATTTCACTGTATTTATGAGTATTCGGTTTGGGGGGATAATAGTATCAATAACTACAAAGGAGGTAGCGGTGGAGGTTCTGATCTTAGCTATAATTTAACAACTTATGTTCCCTTTTTAAAATCTTTTATTGCTGGTCACCAGATTCAATCTGTTGCTGATTTAGGATGTGGTGATTTTCTTTGCGGTCCATACATCTATGATTCATTGAACACTGATTATAATGGTTATGACACATATTCAAAAATAATCGAATATAATCAACAAAATTTTAATAATTATTGTTTTCATCATATTGACATTTTTAACGAATGGCAACAAATTGATCCCGCTGATTTATGTATTTTGAAAGATGTATTACAGCATTGGAGAACCGAAGATATTTATACGTTTCTAGATTCTATTGCATTAAGTAAGAAGTTTAAATATATAATGATTTGCAATTGCTGTGACCAAGAAGAAGACAATATTGATTTAGTTGTTACTGGCGGGTTCCGAAAATTATCCGCTGATTTTTATCCTTTGCAACGGTATGATCCCATAAAATTGTATAAATATAATACCAAAGAAATATCATTAATTATTTGTTAACTTAACATCTATTATTGGAAATCTTTTACATATTATAATTTTTACAAACTAACAGCTATTGAATAAAAAAACGGATTACTTAAACCAAAATTTAACCATTTTCTATTTTTGATAATAATAACCGCATCAGGAAACATTACTTGTAACTTTTCGAGTAAACTTTTATTAAATTCTTCAGCTGAATTGTATATGAAATAAGAAATTTCATAATCGTGTTCAAAATAGGTTTTTCCACTCATATTTGTGTGAATGACACTATCGTGAATATATCCAATGCAATAAGATAAATATTTTTCTTTTTTCATTTTATTTGTAGCTACATCATTACGCATCTTTTGTAAAGATTCTTTGGTGTATATTGCATCTGAAACTTTGGGTGTAGCCTTTTCAATACGCTCGATCAAATCTGGTGTCATATAAACAAATGGTTTTATTATTTGTTGAGTAGTCATTATTATTTTACTTATTTGTATGAAATTATTTATATATTTTTAAATATAAATAATGAAAAGAGAGGGCAATAGGGAGAACCAGGATTTTACTTATTTATCATTGAAAAAATTATACATAAGGTTCTCGGGATTATGGTTATAGACTTCTCCACACATCATAATTGTAGTTTCATACATTTTTCTTAATACATCATTTGGAGTAATAGAACCAATCTTTATTAATCCTCGTTTTACTAAAAATTGTTTTACTTCCTCTATTGATACTTGTTTTAATAGCTGAGATTTTGTTGATGTATTATTACGTATGGTTTTATTTGAAACCAATACGGATACCTTAGGTGCTATCTTAGATTTTCCTACTTTATAGGTTCTCCTCAATGTTCGTTTTCTTTTCATTTTTTTAGGTCGAGAACTTGATTTTATTTGTTGTAATTTTGCAGCGGTTTCCTTCATTTCATTTACACGTTTCATACTATCATTTATTTTTTGTTCCATTATTTTCTGTTGATCAACTGACGCTCCACCAATATGTTGTTGTTGTTGTGGTTGAACGATATTCATTATCGGTTGTTTTCTAGTTTGATTCATTATTGTTCTATAAGTTGGTAATTGACCTCCTTTTAAACAACCATAATGTGGAGCTATATTTTGAATAGATGGTTGTATATTGAATGGTGTATTATGTGTCATAACATTTGCCACTTCATTAATAGAATTTTTTAGCGGATCAAGTGATGGTTGAAATAACAACGATTGTGTCGTTGGAATATGGTTACGAATAGTTGTATTATTTTCCTGTTTTTTTTTTTCAGTTAATGATTGTAAATAATTATGAGCTTCTTTAAATTCTTTATTAAAATTAGTTGCATCTACCGAATTAGCTACCTTATTATCTTTCTTTTCATCAAATAACTTTTTATACCTATCTTCCTGGTGTTGGCGTATCATTTTTAAAATAGATCGCTTTTTCAATGTTTCATTTTTTTTCCTTTCCGCCGGTGCTTTTATTTTAATGCCATCTTTTTTTTCAGTATTCCGATTTTTTCTACTTTTATGTGAAATTTTGAATAAATTCATATCTACATTTATTTTTTTTTCACTCATTATTATTGTAAATATAGATAAATTATAGTAGTAGAGAACCTAACTATATATAGATGCTGTTAATAAAAGAAGGTCGTTCGTCCTTTTTTAAATTATCTACAAAAATTTTGTAAGCTTTGTCCATATCTTCTAAAGAAATTTTTTTTCTTAATTCGATATCTTTACCATAAATTCTTAAACTATGTGCCATTTTTGAATATGTAAAGAGAACCTCCATATCTCTCCCAAGTCCCTGAAATTTATCCTTTTTTTCCTGAAACCACCGCTCGTTGATTTTACTATCTAACATTTCCCACCCTGACTGTACTACAATCGTTAAAAAAATCCGCATTAGTTCCATTGCATTGTATTCCTCTATTTTAAATCTCCAAATAAATCTAGATTCTAATCCCTTATTAGAATTAAAAAACCGATTATTTAATTCATTTTCATAACCAGCAATGATAACCATCAAATCGTCTTTATGATCACTAAGTGCCTCACATAACGTATCCAAACACTCTTTTGAAAAACTATCTTCTCTATCTTCGTTTGCTAACGAATAAGCTTCATCAATAAAGAGAACACCACCTAAACAATCTTCAATTACTTTTTGGGTTTTAATTGCTGTTTGACCCAAATAACCAGCAATTAAATCATTCCTAGTAACTTTTTTAAATATATTATTTTTTAATACTCCTAATTTTGCATACATATTTCCAATTATTTTAGCAACTCGCGTCTTACCTGTTCCAGGCGGTCCCATTATTACTGTATGTTTGAAATCACCAGAATTTTTATCGTAACCAATATGTAAATTTTGGACGAAATACACTAATTGTTGAAAAACCGATTCTTTCATTTTTTCCATACCAATCATATCCCTTAATTCAATTATTTCAGATTTAATACATTTTAATGATTTAAGATCTATATTATATTCAATATCATCACTTACTTCATTACTATCAATAATATCTATTAAACTTTTTAAATTTGTAGGGGTGTTAATTACAATATATTTTATATTCTTTATAGTAGATTTATTATTATGTTCTTTGGATAATGTAGGGTTTAATTCGCAACTATTCGTATTATTTACCAAAGAGTCTACTTGTTGTGATGTACAACTATTATATGTAGATTGAGGGTTTGTAGGTTCTCTACCTAGAGTATAATCTTCATTATTATTTAAATAATTATTATAAACGCTGTCATAATAATTTGTACTGAATTGATTATTCC